CCTGTCTCGTGAACTGATGAATGGTGCGGTCCAGATGACCGAAGCCGCTCTTCAGATGGATTTGCTCGCCGCCCCCGGCGTAGTGATCTATTCGGGTGCGGCCACAGATGTGGACGAGATCACTGGTGAGGTCGTTCCCGAAGTCGTGGGCACCAGCCCCGAGATTCCGGCGTCCATCGTGGACTACGACGATCTGATGCGTCTGGACCAGATCCTGACCGACAACCGCACGCCGACCCAGACCACGATCATCACGGGCAGCCGTCTGATCGACACCAAGGTGCTGGGTGCGACCCGTGTGCTCTATGTCGGCTCTGAGCTGGCTCCGCTGCTGATGCGAATGAAGGATCCATTCGACAATCCGGCATTCATTCATGTTCAGCACTATGCCGATGCCGGTACGGTGATGAATGGTGAAATCGGTGCCATCGGCAAATTCCACATCATTCAGGTGCCGGAGATGCTGCATTGGGCCGGTGCCGGTGCCGAAGTGGACGACAACCCCGGCTACCGCACCAGCACGGTCGGTGGCGTCGAGCGTTACGACGTGTTCCCGCTGCTCTGCATCGGCGATCAGGCGTTCACGACCATCGGTTTCCAGACCGATGGCAAGACCGTCAAGTTCAACGTCATGACCAAGATGCCGGGCAAGGAAACGGCTGACCGGAACGACCCCTACGGCGAAACCGGCTTCAGCTCGATCAAGTGGTACTACGGTATCCTGATCCTGCGTCCCGAGCGGATCGGCGTCATCAAGACGGTTGCCCCGGTCTAAGACCAGTGGCATAAGCCTAAGTTGGGGGGCAGAGGCAACTCTGCCCCCTTTCTTTTGACCAAACCCGGAAGGTATCTTCTACATGGCTGAACAGACTGAAGGCAGCGGCCCGTCTGAACTCGAACTCCTCAAGCAGCGAGCACGCTTGCTCGGTGTGGAGTTCTCGAACAACATCGGCATCGACACCCTTCGTGAGCGTGTTAACGCCAAGATCGGTGAAGTGAACAGTGGGGACACTGGTTCCGAACAGTCCAGCGATGAGGCTGACACGGCCAGCGATGGCACCCAACAGAACCAGAACTTCGATGATGACATTGAAGAAGAGCAGGCTGAAGGGCAGGCTCTGATTCAGAATGCGTTCGATGCAGCGGCTCAGATCGCTGCTACCAAGGTGACTGCCCCCGCGACGACCCCGATCTCGCCCAGTGGCGAGATCAAGCGAGTTACTCCCATTGTGGGCAATACGCCGGATCTCACGGCTTCGGCGAAGACCGGATCGCCATTGGCTCCTCGTGAGGGCCGTACCCCGACGCTTCGTCAGCATCTGTACAATGAACAGATGAAGCTGGTTCGTGTTCGTATTCAGAACCTCGATCCGAAGAAGGCTGACCTCAACGGTGAGGTCATTTGCATTGCCAACAAACATCTCGGCAATGTGAAAATGTACGTGCCTTATGGTGAGACGACCGATGATGGTTGGCACATCCCCTACATCATTTATAAGGAACTGGCCCGTCGCAAGTTCCTGTCGATTCGTACCGTCAAGGATCCTCGGACCAAACAGCCTGTGGTCAAGAAGGGGTGGGCCAAGGAGTTCGCCATCGACATCCTTCCGCCGCTGACGCAGAAGGAACTGAATCAGCTTGCGGTTGCACAGGCGGCTGCTGGGTCGATTGACTCGGGCAACAGCGACCTGCTGTAAGCTGAACCAGAGAAGGTAAAGGAACCGCTAAATGAGCTGTGGTGCAGAAACTGAAGCCAATACCCTCCTCACGGCCCTTCTGGTTGGAGAGGATGTTACGCTTCCTGCAATTGACTTCGAGGATTTCGAGATTCCCGAGGGTCTCCTTGATTCGGTGCTTTTGCCGGTGGCAAAGCTCACGAATGAAGATCTCACCACCGGTCAGCTTAGCGGTTCCGGCACCTTTGATGTCCTGATGCGAGCCTTCAAGGCTCATCTTCAGGTCGAGTTTGATAAGGGCCGGATCACTGGAACCGAATACACCAAGGCATATATTGCCCTCACTGAGTCAGCTATGGCTCAGGGTGTGAACTTCCTCGTCAATCGAGATCAGGCATACTGGGCAGCCGTCACGGCACAGCTTGGTGCCCTTCAAGCTCGAACGATTCTTAAAACTGCTCAGATGCAGTTGGTCACTGCAAAATTTGAAGCTGTAACCTCGAAGGCCAATTTTGGCCTGACCAAGCTGAAAATCAGTTCCGAAAGTATGGCCTACTGCACGGCCAAATACGGTCTGGAAAACATGTTGCCGCAGCAGCTTACGCTGCTAAGGGAACAGACAGAAGCTCAGCGTGCTCAGACCCTCGGCACACGTTCGGATGGTGCTGCTGTTACCGGCGTGCTTGGTAAGCAAGTGGCTCTTTATACCCAACAGATCACGTCTTATCAGCGTGACGCCGAAGTTAAAGCTGCCAAAATGTGGACCGATGCGTGGACCACCATGAAGGCGATTGACGAAGGTCTTGAACCTCCGACAGCCTTTGCAAACGCAACGCTGAACACCATCATGCAACGTGTACAGACGAATAATGGATTGAGCTAATGGGCCTGTTTGGTGGCAGTACGACCTATGTAACTTCTGTGGTTTACAACCTTGCAGGGGACATAGACAAACGCCCAAATTACCTCAAAAGCGTTGTCATTCAAGACAACGTTTACGACTCGGGTGACAAGGCCAAAAGTATCAGAGATGGTTATATGCACGGACCGGGGATGAAACTCCGGTCCTTTGGTCGTTGGTCTCAGCATGACTATTCTGATGTAATGGGATCTGCCACGGGAGCACTGTTGGGCGATAATAGCCTAAACGTGTCTGTACTTACCGATGAAATCGCCACCATTATTGGAAATACCCAGCTTACGGTTCAAAAAGCTGAACTGGAGTTTGCTGATTCAAATTGGTGGGCTGATAGGTGGATTTTAGAGAATCATCCAGAATTGGTTGATAATAACTACCAATCAGACTTTGATGAAGGATCAGGGGAAGTTGTCATTCTTCTCGAAGACGGTGTAACCATTTACCGGTTTACCCCTACCGATTATGATGCAACATCTCGGTATATTTATGCTGTATTTAACACCTATGAAATAATCCATCACCCGGCTGTTCCGGGCGATCCTTTGGCTACTCCACCGATTCCAGAAACACCCGCTCACGGCGAATGGGTTTATGGGGTTGTGCAAATTTTCCTGTATAAGATTGGTTCTGGGAATAGTGTTCTTGACGCTATGGTTGCTCCAAGCTCTGACGGGTCTTGGTTCTTTCCGATAATCCCTTTGCGGATCGACAACAAGTTTGTCGGGCCTGACAAAGATCAATGGGACATCTCTGACCTCGGTGAAGATGCTACCGAGGACCAAATTGATGCTGCATTCAAAGCAAAGCGGGAAGAGTACCCGGAAGCAGATCTTCCAATCAACTACCCTGACATCTATCCCATGGCCAAGCGGGCTTTGAAAAAGAGCATTGGCGGTAAGTTCGGTAAGGTTATTAACAGCCTTGCTAAAAACGTGTCCCTTAAAGACATCGACTATGCTTACGCGGTGTTTGGTGTTTGCATTAACACAAAGGAGGATACAGCTAAATTGTATCTGTGGGAGTTCTTTGACAGGTTGGTCGATACCCAAGAAGAGCATGACCCAACATCGTGGGAATCCAGCATCATTGATTATCGGGTAAAAATGGCTGCTTGGGTTGCTTGGGTAAATGGCGGAAGTGTTGGAACTGAACCGGAAAAGCCGGTCTATCCAAGTCTCTTAACCCAAGGCATTAGAATCCATGCTGAAGGTTCTGCACACATCAATTATGATGTAACTATTAACTGGAACGGTATGGCCCGCTCCAGTGGAACCGGTATGCGTAGCCCCACAGCAACGGTTGGTTCTGTTTGGTGGGAAGTTGGTGCTGACCTTGAATACGAAGAGATCTTTTACTCTCTTAGCACAGAAACTGTTATCTCTAAGGTTCGGGAAAGAGTGAGTATTTTTATTCAAATAGATTCCGATAATTGGAAGGCTATTACGATTTGGAATCTCACACACAACAACATGATTTACAATGGCAAGGCTGTCAAGACATCGGCAAAGAGAGCCATTCTTTCTCAAAATGACAAAGGCGAAACTATTCCTTACGAAGAAAGCGGATTTATCATTCCGCTAAACTTTGATTTGTTTCGTGACATGAGTTTGGCAAAGTCTACGCAGATGGCCACTGCGTCGTGCTACCTTGTGCTTAATTGCTACAAGGTCGTTAAAAAGAAATGGTATCAGACACTGTTTTTTCAGATCCTGATAATAGCTATCATCATTGCAGTGATTATTATATTTCCGCCTGCCGCTGGTTCTGGCGGCGTTCTTGGATCTAACGCTGCTATTGGATCTGCTCTGGGGTTTTCTGCGGGAACTGCAATTATTATCGGGGCAATTGTAAACGCAATTGCTGCAATGATAGTTGCAAAGCTCATTG